TGGTAACATTTCAGCTTTACCGTATTGAGAACCTGTCGTAGGGTCAAATTCTATACCTGGTGATTTTTTTGGAGTTGTAACAGGAATATCTTTATATGTTCCTCTAAATTTTGCTAAACCAATCGATGCTCTTTTAAAAATCCTTCTTTCAATATCTAATGATTTTGCTGCACCTTCTGTAAATTCTTGCACAGTATCTACTACTAAACGGGGAAGAGCCCTAGATGTTTCTTTTGCAACACCTGTTACTGAACCTTTTCCTATTTGCGAACTTACAGACGCTAAAGTTCTTGCTCCTGAACCCACAACTCCCTTTACTGCACCTAATGCAGCCATTTCAACAGCTCGTATAGGCATCCCTACAAACGGAACAAATGAAAACCATAACAATGGGTCGGCTATTGCTTCTGTCACACCTCTCTCTGTTATTTTACTTGGTAATAATTTAACTCGTTTTCCTTTAAAATCAAACCCTACATTTTCAAATGGTGTATCTATAGAGAAACCTTCGTTAGCAAGAGATTGTTCTCTAGCTGATTGAAACGGACTTATGTTTATACCTGTTACTTTACTTTTTTCTCGGTCTTGTGCTAATTGTTTATAAAGTTCCGAAGTATACTCACGAGAAGTTTCTGGAGTAAATATCCTTCCAAAAGTTGAATGATAACCAGCTCTTAATGCTCCTCCACCATATTCAGTTGCAGTTTGTAGCCCAGATAACGCATCTGCCCACCATGGCATATCTTGCTTTACGATAGGAGCTGTCGATGTAGGTAAAGGTGTAGGTTGTGTACTGGGAGCTTCCTGTATCTGACTAGCTTGTTCTCTTAATCTTCTACGTTCTGCATTTTTTCTTTGTATATTTAAAATTTCACTAAATGGAGTACGTTGTCCTAATCCACTTGGTTCACTAAATTTTTTATACCCAGGTCCTCTATATACCATTAGTACAGTTCTCCAGTTGATGCTAAACTACCACCTAATCCTCCTGCTCCTCCATTTGTACCCATAGGTGTTACCGATTGCATTTCATCCATAAGTTCTTCTACGGATTTACCTCGTTGTCGAGCCTGTGTAGTCAAATATGAACTTTGTGCGAATGGACTTAAATCTTGAAAGTGTCCTGTAGTTAGAGTTGAACTACCGAAAGGAGTATAACCTAAATTTTGTGACATTCCTGTAGATTGTGTAGTTGGAGATGTAGTAGGTGCTCCAAATGGATTTTGTGTCTGGAATATATCAGGACCATATAATGCACTTAGAGCACCAACTCTATTCGGGTCTGCATATAAATTTGCTAATTCTAAACTTCTTTGTTGTGCTAGTTGATTTTCAGAAAGTTCTTGAGCTCTTTGATTTATTGCTAACTGTTCATTAAATCTTCTTTGTTGTTCAACGGCATCAGCTAGTTGCTGTTGTTGAGCAAACTGTCTCGCTGCTTCTGCTTCTTGTTGCCTTCTCACATCAAGACCCATAGTTCCTATTCCACCAAATTGGGCTTGGTAATTTAGATTCCTCATTCGTTCATCTTCTAATTGTCTACGATTATCTTCAGCTATTTGGGCTCTTACCATCTCTGCCTCACGGTTTCTCATCTGTTCATCAAATACTCTGGCTGACTCGGCTTCTTGTTGCCTTCTTGTTTCTAAATTAAGACGACCTTGTTCTAACCCTATAGCATCAGTATTTCCGTATCGTGCATCCATTTCCTGTTGCCTTAAAGCTAAATCTCTCTCAAATTGTGATGCAAGTTGAGCTCTTTGTGCTGCTTCGTTAGCTGCTCTTATTCTTTCCGGTTCTAACTGTAATTGTGCAAGTTCAAAGGGAGTAAGACTTCTTGTGGTAGCTACTGAACCATCTTGTGTTCCGAATAATTGACTTTGTATAGGTGCTGCAAAGTCTGCCATTGCTGCATCTGAAAACGGTGTAAAACCTGATAATCCACCAGTGGCTGATATTTGCTGTTGTGCTTTTTGTTTCTCGGCTAATTCGTCTGCTGATAACCCTTCGTCTCCTCCTCTCAATCCACCGGTTGCTGCTATAAGTGATTTATTAGTTAAATATGTTTCATATTCCTTTGCACTTAATCCTTCTAATCCTCCAGTAGCTGCTATACGAGCTAAACTTTCTTCTTGCTCTGCTAATTGCTTTTGTGTAAAATCTTCATCTCCTCTACCTGCGAGTCCACCTGTTGCTGATATCAAAGCCTGATTTATTCGACTTGCATTTTCTGCTGCTGACATATCGTCTGCTTTTTTTAATCTAAAAGCCTCTACCTGTGAATCAAGTTGTGACGCATAGACATTAAAAATTGGTTCTAAAATAGGATTTGCTATTTCATCAACCGTTGTAAGAAACATTGGTTCTATAGGGATGCCATCTTCATCGACATTGAGTGGGTCGTAAGCCGGGTTTTCTACTTGTCGTTCTACTTTAATAGTTGGATTTGCTAAAGCGTAAAATAAAGATTTAGGTATGGGAGGTAACTGTCCATCTTCTGCCATTGTTTCTAATTGGTGTAGTGATATATCACCATACCTTGTAATAAGTTCTTTTACTTTTTCTTCTATCTCCTTTTTCTTTTGCTCTTGAGATTCTTCATCGTCATCATCGTCATCATCGTCATCATCAATTTTATTAAACTGATTTTTCATTAAATCTTCTTCTTCATGGAAAAAATCTTTACCAAAATTTTTTCCAAAAGCATCATTTAACCATTTCTTTAAGTTTTCTTCTTCTGATAACACCTCATCAGACGATATAAAGAAATCTTCTTGACCTCCCTGCTCCTCTCCAGTTTCGTCTATTACATCTATTGCCGTTGCGCTTACTTGGTCTTTCGTTGCTTCCAAATTTGCCGCATAGTTTTCTGTAAGTGACCTTTGAAATTGCATTATTTCTGTATCAGGTAACCCTGCAGTATCAGCTATACGGTTTATAGTTCTAGCCAACTCAGCATGAGTGTCTGGTCCTGCTCTTTTTTCAGTTCCAAAAGCGTTATTTATAATATTTTGTATATTTACTCTTGCTCTTTCTAGTATTTCTTCTTCTGGATTAAAATAAGATAAATTTGCTATATTTGGGTCATCCATTTTATACCCTCCATCTTTTGCTAATTCAGGACCAACATCTCTACGAACAGAAAAGGGAGTTTGTTGTTTTGGTAAATTAATATTATCTAAATCCCGATTCATAGCGTTTTGTCTATCTCGTATAGAGCCTTTTGGCATTGCATCTATACGATTTTGCAATCGTTCTTGATGTGTTGTTGGGTCACCAGAAGCAT